GGTTCAGTATTTACTGAGCCGTTGTCATTCTGGTCGGAAGTTCTATTCTTTCGATCTTTCCGCAGCGACCGATCGTTTTCCAATTTGGGCTCAGTGGTCTCTCATAAAAGTGTTGTTCGGCGAAAAGATTGCAGACCATTGGCGGGTACTCTTGGTTGGGCGTGGTTACGCCTATCCAGCGGTCCGTCCGGGTAGGGCTGCAGGCCAGTTTTCTGACCTGTTGACCGTCCCGTACCGACGCTCCGTATCTGAAGATGCGGGAGAGCACGGTCCTCTGTATTATGCAGTGGGCCAGCCGATGGGTGCACACTCTAGTTGGGCAGCTTTTACCCTTGCACACCATATGGTGGTGCAGTGGGCAGCAAATCGTGTAGGGAAGAAGGAGTGGTTCGAGGACTACGGCATTCTGGGTGATGACTTGGTCATATTTGACCGAGCTGTCGCAGCTGAGTACCTGACACTGATAGGTCGGCTTGGAGTTAATATCTCCATGTCCAAATCGCTACCCGGAGTACGTAAGTGCTTCGAGTTTGCGAAGAGGTTTATTGCCTTTGGTCAGGATTGCTCACCTCTCTCATTCCGAGAGTTTTCGGTTTTCAACCGGTCACTCTCGGGTATGGTAGAGATGGTCAATCGTGCATCATTGTCAAGGAAACTTCGACCGGCATCAGTGCTAAGGGCGTTGGGATTTGGCTACGTGTCAGCCGGGCGGCTTAATAGTAAGCTGTCCGACTGGCCAGTTAGATTCCGGCGTGTTGTGGTCGCTTTGTTGCAACCTGGTGCGGCTATGGGTGTGAAGCACTGGGAGGCGTGGGTCGCGATGCGTAGAATTCAGCATCTTGACTTTATACCTCATGAAGGGGTTCCACGTCTCCTCCAGCATCTGCACGAATCTTACGTAACTGAGATTAGTGATCTTATGAAGCTCTTCGATCCGGTTAAAACCCGGGTCGAGGAACTTCTCCCCCCTGATGATGCCAGTGGGCATCTATCAGATTATGGGGAGGATCCCGAAACCTTAGTTCGTTCGGTTTGTGTTGAGAAGCCAATATTAGAGGCTATTCTCAAGAGACTGGAGGAAATACAGAGTGAGGTTCTTGAACTGCAGACTGGGTCCCTGTCAGACGCGGTACAGACCTACACACGGTTGATTGAGGAGTTATCCTCATATCGTCCGTGTGTGGATATGTTCGCGAGGGCGGAGGCGAAGGATCCCAAGTTCGTATTCAAAGGAATTCGCGCTTGGGAGACTTCGCGGTCCGTAGTTGATAAGGCCCTGGGGGGCGGGACAGGTTTAGTGATTAGACGGCGATCCCGGAAGAAAGCTAAGTCTGTTCGGCGGTCCCAGAGCTAGTCTGCCCTTCTTCCGTATCTAGCATAGGGTGTGAGCGCGTAATTGAGTGATCAGTTGCGTGAGGAGGTACCCTACCCTAGTCATCTATCCGAGGATATGATGACAGGACAAAAGATTTTACGGTGATTTAACACCAACATCGGTCCTAATATAATGAGGTAAAATCTTGTTAGGGGTGGGCCGATAGTCCCCGGGTAGTACTGTTATTATTCAGGC